GAAGAGACTAAGTAAACTCGTAAATGCAAACGATAACAATGCATCTCGTTTGGCTCTAGCAGCCTAACATGAGTCCGGTGGGAACTTGGAAACAGAATCCCACCACCTTTTGCCCTCTTAGCTCAGCAGGATAGAGCAACGGATTTCTACTCCGTGGGTCGGGCGTTCGAATCGCTCAGAGGGCGCCATTATGGGCGTGGGTGTTGGTACACGGGAGGGACTTATAAACCCTTTAGCATCAGATGGGTGTTCTTGACTAGGTTCAAATCCTAGCACGCCTACCATCTCTAGGAGATAATATGAGTAAAGAAAAATTGGTTAAAGATGTTCCAGTCGGTGTTTTGATTCTTGTATTATCACAATTTGTTTTCTATGGTGCTATCTATCTAGCAAAGTTTCCACCTTTTTGGGAACTAGCTGGTATTGTTTTCTGTATTCTCGTATCAAGTGATATGGTCAACTTTGGTATTAGACTGATAAAAGGATTTGAACTTGATACAGACAAATAATGGATTTTTTGAAGAAGTTGAGAAATTGTGCGCAGCTAAGAACATTGATTATATTGATGCTGTGGTTCATATCTGTGAAAAGAACAAAATTGATATTGAACATATAGCATTACTGATTAAGAAAAACCCAAACCTTAAATTTAAAATTCAAACAGAAGCTGAAAATTTAAATATTTTAAAGAAAGGTGCACGACTTCCTGTCTAAATATTAAAAAGATGGAGGGGCGTATGTATATCAGAACTTCAGGTAAACCATCGAAGATACCATTAAAAGATTGCAAAGAAGCAGTCAAGTTTTATGGTAGAAAATTGATGAGAGAAAATCTCTATCATAAAGTTAGTCTTGAAATTGTATTCGAACAATTGAAACCAAAAGAATATGGTTATTGTGAGTGGGAATATGATAATAATAGATCCCGCGATTTCATTATAACAATAAACAAAAACCTCAATAAAAAACAAACTCTTTTAGTACTCGCGCACGAGATGGTACATGTAAAACAATACGCCAAGGGCGAATTGAAAGACTACATCAAAGTAAATAAGAGTAAATGGAAAAATGAAATCCATGATCTTGATGAAACAGATTATTGGTTTCAACCATGGGAAATCGAAGCTCATGGTATGGAAAAAGGGTTATATGTTAGATATATGGAATACACAAAGAGGAGCAAGTGATGGGATACCGTAGCACATCAAAAACAGCATGCGTAGAGGTTGATGTTGATTTTGACCTCGATAATTTTGACGAACAAGATCTAGTTGATTACCTCGAAGATAAGGGGTATACTGTTATGGAAGGCAAGAACGAATCAAAGTTCGAAAGTTTCGAAGCTCTGGATAAGAAAATATGGCAGCTGTACCTGATGTACATTTCATCTAACGGCGCTGGTCATTTGATGGATAAAGAGCTTGGTGACTTCTTCGCTGAGTACTACAACAAAGTCAAGGTATGATGTCAGCATTTGAATGTTACAAAGAGTATGTGGCTCTTAAGAATCACTTCTCTAAACCTACATATGATTATTTTAAATATAATGGTAAAGTTAAATTAAACATCGTCTCTTTTGAGAAACGTAAGGATAAACTATTTTTTCAAAAGCTTGCCAAACATCCAGACGTCCATAGTTTTTTAGTTGCTAATCTTTCAGATAATGATAAAACTTGGATTAAGGAATTAGCCTATAGCGAAACAGCTGAAAAAATATATAAGGATTGGCTAAAACGCCAGCAGTCTTTGTCTTATGTATTCAAACAAGAACTTAGTAATCTTGATATCAGATTTAATGAAAACTTTATTTGTAGAAATAATGAACATCCTATATTATTGAAATTGTATCTTGGCAAAGAAATAAGTCTTGATACTTTATGTTTGCTATTAGAATTATCAGGCGCTAAGAAACACTGGGATTCTAAAATGCAGTATGATTTGGTTTGGGATAATCTTAAAACCAAAGTTGAGAAGTACTCGCCATTTATTAATTGCGACAAGGAAAAAATAAAAAATATTGTCCTTGACTATTTTGATGAATGAGGGTATACTAAATAATGTTGAGCGTTATACTGCTCGATACACAAACAATATATCAATACAACAATACGGAGAATATAAATGGATTTTTCTAAACTCAAGTCTATGTCTGGTAAGAAGTCCCTCGAGCAACTTACTTCAGAACTTTCTAAGGTAAACGGTAACCAAGGTGAAAAGAAAGGCGATGATCGCTTCTGGACTCCTACTGTCGATAAGGCAGGTAATGGTTATGCCGTTATTCGATTCCTCCCCGCACCTCAAAATGAAGATGTTCCTTTCGTTCGCATGTTCGATCATGGTTTCCAAGGTCCGACTGGATCATGGTATATCGAAAATTCTTTGACTACTCTTGGTAAGCAGGATCCTGTTTCTGAGTATAATTCTCAGTTGTGGAACTCTGGTATTGAGTCAGATAAGGAAATTGCTCGTAAGCAGAAGCGTCGTCTTCACTTTATCTCAAACGTTTATGTTGTCACTGATTCAGGTAATCCTGAAAACGAAGGCAAGGTATTCTTGTTCAAGTACGGCAAGAAAATCTTTGACAAGCTTAATGAGGCTATGAATCCTCAGTTTGCTGACGAGGAAGCAGTTAACCCATTTGATCTTTGGGCTGGTGCCAACTTTAAGTTGAAGATCCGTCAAGTTGAAGGTTATCGTAATTATGATCGCTCAGAGTTTGATAAGGCTGGCCCTTTGTTGAACGATGATGAAGATCTTGAAAATGTTTGGAAGAAGGAACATTCCCTGCAGGAATTCCTTGATCCTAAGAACTTTAAGTCTTATGATGAACTCAAGGAACGTCTTGCTCGTGTTCTTTCTACTGATACACCTGCAAAGATTATTAAGAAGGCGGAAGAGGAAGATCTTCCATGGGCACGTACTGAACCTGCCCCAAAGTTTAAAGTGGCTGATGCACCAAAGCACGTAGCTACTGATGAAGATGAAGATGAGTCAATGGAATTCTTTAAGAAGTTGGCTGGTTAAGATTAAGGGAGCTTCGGCTCCCTTTTTTTATCCGTATCTTATATCAGATGTTGATGCAGAATAGTTTCTAGAAAGTTTACCAAACCAATCATCACTAGGAAGTAAATGATCGCTTCTGAATGTTGGATTATCATTTCCACCAAATTCGTTTCTACCGCCTTGTTGTTGTGCAACATTTACATTATTGTTTTGGTTTTCTGAACTTTCCCTTTTTCTTCTTGATCTTTCAACTGCTTCTTGCATTGCGGATTCTGTCATTTGGGAGTTGTTTTGATTTCTTCTAAGCGCATCTAAGGAAGCAGCATTATCAACTTCTGGTGTTCGTTGTTCTCTTCCTCCAGATAAAGAGCCCATTAATGCGGGTATAAAACCACCAACAGCGCCACCAATTAATGCTCCTGTGCCACCACCCAACATTCCCCCAATAGCAGCTGCAGGGTTCATACCCATACCACCCATCATAGGCATTCCACCCATTCCCATAGGCATACCTATTGGCATTCCACCCATTCCCATTTGCATGCCCCCCATACCACCCATGCCCATTGCCGGCGCACCCATGACACGTCCACCACCTCCACCACCTGCATATTGTTGACCACCACCTAATGCTTCTCTCAACCACCCAGCTGCATTTTGTCCTTTACCTTCTGCCCCCCAAATAGCTGGAGTACCAAAACCAACATGTAATCTAGAACCATCTGCACCCATATATCCTTCACCAGCACCGATACCAGTAGCACCAGCGTCTGATGCTGCTTTTACAAATTTAGAAAATAATTCAGGGTTTGTTTGGGGTGTGATTTTTGTTTCGCCTGCATATAAATCTAAGTCAGCAGCCATTCCATAATCATGTCTCGTCGACCCAGTTCTAGAACCGATTCTTGCGCCTTCTTCGCCAGCTCCAGGTTGCCCGCCAGATTTTACTCTTACAGTAACACCAGCAGTTGATGCAGCCCTTTGTAAAACAGATAAAAGTTCTGAGCTAATAGGCATTTTTCTAATACCAGCTTCTCTCATTTGGTCTTGTATTACTTGACCCCCTTGACCGCCACCGCCACCTTGTGAAGATTGTCTTATTGCAACTTCATTTTGGTTATTGTTATTAGTAGATGGAACACCGCCTTGGCCAGAAGTTTGACCGCCTTGTGAACTTGTAGGAATTGCTCCAGGAGCTCCTGGGGCAGATTGACCGCCAGATGGCGCAGCATCTAACCCTAGTCCTTTTGTTAATGTAGATTTATAATTTTGGGCAGTTTGGTCTAATGGGCTTTTTTGATGTTGTGTGCCCTTTGTCCATTTTTGAATAGCTTCATCTAGAGGTAGGTGAGCGTAGTTTCTATCCCATAGATCCCTTTGTGCTGCCTTACCTGCTTCCAATGATGGAAATTGAGCTAATGTTATTGTTCCATTATTTCTACCAGGTTGAGCTCCGAATTTAGCTGTTTGATCGCTATACATCATACCAGAAGGGTTGTTCAATCTAGGATCTACATTTTCAGCCCTTGCTTGGTTGTCCAAAAATTTAGATTT